CTTTGAGCGCGGCGATTTCGTCTTCTGTCATGCTTTCGCACAAACCGCGGTCGGTGTCTTCGAGCGTGTCGCAAAAGTATCGGCCGTTGATTTCCATGCGTCCGATGGTGTAGCCCTCCTTCAGGGCGTGGCGTTGAATAAGGATTTGCATTTGTCTGTTGTTTTGGTTGGTTTATACTTCGAGGTAGGCGTCCATGTCGCCGCTTTGCACGTCTTTGATGTACTCGCGTAGATACCAGACGGCCTTCTCGGCATCTTCGGCGGCTTTGCGGCGCGCTCCTTCAAGTGTTCCGTCGTGCTTGTGTCCGCAGCGCCAAATGTATTTAAGGGCGTTGCCGAGGCAAAACGGCATCTTGCGCGCTATGTCGATACATTCCGCGCCGCCGTGATTGTAGTGCGCCGGGTGGTTAACGGTTTCGGTTGTCGTGAACCCGATTTGCCGTTTTGGGGTACATGATACGTCGCTCATGGTCATTGTTTTGTGTTTTCGGGTTCTTGATTTCCTTCGCGTCCCTTCATTTCGCTGAGTGTTTTCGAAAGGAGGTGGCGATAGTGGTGGTCAATTCCGAGGAGAACGCCACAGAACGTAAACAGTTCGCCCGCGGTCGTGATCACCGAGGCGTGTATTTCACCCATGGGAGAGGCGAAGAAGCCCAAGAAGAGCAAAACTACGCCCGAAAGGGCAAGAATAACGGCAAGCCAAATCTGCAGGTCTTTGGCATCGGCCTTGCCGTCGGAGTTGAGATCTAAAATGTTTCTCATAAGTTTATTTTTTAGAGTGGATAAAATGTGCTGTGAGTGCTACCAAGGTTTGAGTAATTCGCCGTGCCACCAGAGGGTCGGGTTGGCATAGTTGCGCCCCTTCATTGTGAAAATCGCGGTTTGTTTGCTTCCGATGGTCAGTCCTCCCACGGTCAGAAACGTGGTCGGGTGGGGTTCCAAATCGTTGAAGACCATAAATTGTGCGCCGTAGTATCGCATGGCTTGACTATCGTCGGGCGTTTCGCTTTCCTTCCCGTTGTTAAGAGGCCCGCCGCCTGTGTTGATGGTCGGCCTCAACGTGCCGAAGTTTCCGCGAAAGATAACATACGTGCCGACGCGAAACGGGTTGAGATAAATCACCCCACGTTCTACCACACCCCCATATTGTTCCCAATTATCGGGCGTGATCACCACCGGCCGCCGGCGTATGAAACCCGCAAAAGTAGCCGTGCCCCCGAAGTAAGCCGTGCCAGTCGAAGCATCGAGATCGAAAGTTGTATTACCATTCGCGTCACGGCCGACGACGTTCTCGACTTGTAGGTTCTCGATAAGGGAGAGTTTGGCCAAAAACAAATCGGTGGCGATGAAGCCTTGGTACATTCCGAGCTCCCACCACTCCGAGTCTGCAGCGGGGGCTTTGTCTGCCGACTTCGTGTGCGGCTGCTTGCATTGGTAGAACTGCACTTGCGCGCCTTGTCGCACTTGCACCACGTCCTGGAACGTCTCGCCCGCGTGTCCGCTCTCAAAGGCCATGCCGTCGGGCAATTTGGCGTAGTCTCCGAACTGTCGCACCACCGCGCCCCGCGCCCCGGGGGCACCGTCTTTCCCTCGCAGGTCATTGCGCGAGGGAGTCCACGGCGTAGGGATCCCGCCCTCTTCGAGTTTCGGCGCGCACCACACGACGTTTTTGGCAAAGCCTTTGTGCGGCTGCTCTTCACGATGCCACGCGCGCAAAAGAATGAGCGTGTCTTCGGTGGCCTTCGTCTTCGGTGCGGTGAACGTGAGCGAGACGCGCGTCCACTCGTCGGGCTTCACCGTGTTGGGGCGAAAGTGTTCGGTGGGGTTCGGGTAGACAACCAACCACGCATCAGACGCCCCGCGCACATAGACGGAGAAAGTGTAGGTGCGACCGGGGATTAGGCGGCCGATGTTTTGCCACAGTTGCGCATATTCGCCCTGTTTCGTGCCGGGACTGATAGAACAAAGCGCAGGATAACAGCCGGACACGGACGGCGGAAACAAATCAGTATTGGTGCGGCCGCCTAACGGTTCTTCGCCGTATATGCCGATCTTCCAGGCACTCTCTTTGCGCCCCAAGTTTTTGAAGTCCGTATCGTCGAGCAAGTTCGCATTCGGTGTGAGTCCGTCTTTGCCGTCCACACCGCGCAGACGCGTCCACACGTAGTCGTGGTTATCTTGGCTCGCGCGCTCGTCGAAGTCTGCGTAAATGCCGAAGTACGAGAACTCAATTTCACCGCCGCGCCCGAGATCTTCTTCCAAGGTGAAGTCTTTCGCCCCGTCCTCGCTATTCGCGTAGGCAATGTGGATGTAACTATTTCTGCCGCTCAAGCGGCCGTAGGTGATTTTGCCGTTCGCTGCGGTGAGCCGATACCAAAGCACCTCGCCCTCGCGGAGTGTCGGGGGCGCGTCTTGCCACGTTCCCCGAATAGTCGGGGCGGTCGTACCCGATGCGGTGGCGAGTTGTGAGGACGCGGCGAAATCATAAACGGGGCTTTTGCCGTCCGCGCCCGATTCGCCCACCACGCGCAGCGCACCGCCCCACGTTGTGCCGTTGCCCGTACGCATCCACACATCGCCCTCGGCGAAATCGTCGTGCCACGTTCGCGCGTCGGCGCTGTATTGAGCCCGAATGCTCGTGCCGTTCGTGCCATCCTTTCCGTAGTGTCCAATCAGTCGCACCGCGGTTGGGTCGGTCTTTCCGTCGGAATAGACGGTACGTTCATAACTCCAAAGCCACGGTCGCTCCTTCGTCGGAGCTGGTGCGGTGGTCATCCAATCCGTCGTGTTGGGGTTCGGGGTGTTGTTTTCGGCGGTAAGCAGATAAAACGATTCGACACGTTCAATGCCGCGGCCGGGGTCGCCTTTCTCGCCCTTCTTGTCCTTCTCCGACAAGCACCACGGCGTGGCGAACTCGCCCGTCTCCATCTTCGGGTGGCAAATGTCCAGATAGTTTCCTTCGCTTTTCAACAATTTGAAAAACGTCCACAAGGTCTTCGGCAAATCATCTTCCGGTGCATCGTAGAACACGCTCAAAGAATAAGTTGTCCATGTGTCGGTAAGAGGAAAAGAGAGAATGAGCTGCTTCCCCCAGACTTGTAAAACCCCGTTTCGCTTAATACGTGGGAAAAAGTATTGTTGCTTTCCCCCCATTGGATAACAAGCAAAATATGCATTGCCGCTACCTCGACATTTGAAAGAGAACGTGTACCACGTACCCCGGGGATAAAGATCTCCGAATTTTTCCCAACATACGTGCGAATATCGCTCTTCACCGTTCCCATCTACATGGAAATAGTTATCGCGATCAATGCCACCGGGCAAAATTCTTGCATAGGTCTTCCCATCTAAATACCCCTTGGTGAAGTGTGGGCGCGTCACGTAATCCGTGCAGTGCCATAGATTCGGATTCGCCGCTGGTGTTGCCATTTTATCGTTTTCGGATAAGCACCACGGGGTCGCCGTTTCGCCTTCCTCTAACTTCAAAGCGGAAAAGTAGGTTTTTGCGTTATGATCCATACAACGCAGCATAATCCTCACCGCTTCGGGTATGGTGTCCGGGGTCGTGAACGTATAAGCGTACCGCGTCCACTTATTCGGATCGGCATTCGTGCAAGGGGTATTTCGATTTGTGGAAGCAGAAAGAAACCAAAACACCAATACCCCCGGTGCGCCTTTTGAATAGACCGAAAGCGTGTAGGTCGTATTAGGGCGCAACAAACTTGCGATATACAAGATACCTTGTATCCACGTTTCGTTTTTATGTGCGCCTACGGCTTGTGCCAAAGGGGGCACCTTGTCTTCTTGCGACTGATTGAAAGCAAAGCGCTCGAAGTCTTTCCAATTTCGCACCTCCTCCATATTCCGAAAGCTCGTGCCGTCGATAAGGTTTGCCCCCGTCGGCGGCGCGTTCTTACCCGCGTCGCCGGGGCGGCCGTCCTTCGGCTTAGCTTGAATGAGCGTCCAGTGCGTCGACTGCGCCGCAGGGGCGGTGTTGCCGTTGCCGCCGCGTGCCAATTCGTAGAGCGCGCCGTCGTGCCAAACGCGCGAAATCTCGAAAGCCCCCGTTTCGGGGTTCTGCTGCTCGTAGAAGTAGCGCGACGAAGCCGACCACAAACCGCGGTCGACACGCTCAGCAAGAGGACGCCCCGCGGGCGTGTAGCGAAGAATGTTTTGCGTAATGATGCCGCGAGCAAACACGTAGTCCGAAGCGTCGGCCACGGCCGCGCCGAAATGTTCGCGCAACCACGCGGGCAACTTGCCCACCACAAAGCCGTCGGACTGCGCGCCGTCGACAATCGGGGCGGATACCTTCACGCGCCGCACGATGCGGCCGTCGGTGGCACTTTCCATAATGTGGCTCTGGCGCTCCGGGTCGGTCGTGTTGCCCCAGCGCGCCAAGCGCATCAGTGCAATGGGCGGCGCGTTGCGGCCTTCGGGCGTTTGGTTGTCGGCATAAAGGCTCGCAGTGAGTGTCCCCGCCTTGGCGTCCACTGCCTCAACACGCAACCACGAGGTGCGAATTTCGGCCGCGCCGCCCGATGTTCCTATACCATTGTAAGCACCGCGCAGAATGTCACCGGCACGGAAACCGGTCACGTCACCTTGAAAGCGCTCTTGCAGCACCACCTTCCAACGGCCGTCGGCTTGTCGTGCCGCGCTTTTCACCAATCCGTTCTCGGTGTGGAAAACGTCGCCTTCGCTCAATGCGATGCGGTTAATCTGATATTCGGCCGCGCGAAAGAAGCCGCGTACCGCCATGCTTTGAAATTCTGCGTTTCCCGTCGCGTCGATGCGCGCTCCCGCGCCGGTGTT